CTCTTGGCTATGTAATTCCCGCTATTAGGGCTTACTCGGGACTTCCACCCGTTAGAAAATGCTCATGCCGAGCGTACATTAAGAAAGGGATGGGATGTTAATTATCCCACCCCCTTTTGTAATGTTATTTTTATTAGTTCTTCTTATAAGACTGGTGCTTGTGCAAGTTTCATTCGTGCGTGTGCCTTAGCATAGCGCAAGTATAAACAGCTCACTTCCTGAATAACTACTGCATCGGTGTTACGGATACCTGCGGTCTTCAAGTCAAGGACATTACGCGCCCAAGAAACGTGTGTCTTCTTAGAAAGGTATTCAGGATCCATTGCAAAACCGCAATCACTCATGCCGTTCACATCAAACAACTCGTGATGAACAGTTAGTACTTCTCCGAAGTCTGTATCCCAAGACTTAAACTTCAAGTTCCATACTTCGACAGTATCTTTCAAACGGAACTTATCGCTCTTAATCTTAGAGAATGCGGAAAGCATGTCAGAACCACAGAACAAAATCTTACGCTTATTACCAATACCTGTGCCGACAAATAAATCTTTAGTAATATCTACAAGGTTCTCGTCCGAAATTACTGCACACTTCTTTTCTGTATCCCACTCGCCAACTTCGATGTCTTTACCAGCCATCCACCAGATACCACCAGTGAACCATGTGTTCATACCCTCTTTGGCAATGTGCTTGATAACATTCTTTACACCAAAAAGATAGGTGTTTTCCATTGCAAGGCGCATATCATAGATACCGTCCTCTTCAAGGTCAGAGAAGTTCCAGTTTACCTCCTTTGCAGCTATCTTATCGAAGGTAGATTGTTCAACCTGTATCATAAAGTTTTGACAGTACTGCGTCTCAGGCATAGGAATGTTGTTGAAACGACCTGTCTGAACATCTAATTCTCCACATGCTTTACCCATTCTTACAAGGGTTGCACCGCTCTTAATCTGTGGAACAAAGATAGGCTGCTTACTTGTAGAATCCATTGCGCCATTTACGGCATAGACTGTAGGTAGATTAGTTGATGCATCCTTACCACATACACACAATACAAGGTCTGGAATGTTGCTACCCTCATAAGCCTTTCCTGTATTGGGGTCAGTAACACCCTTAACTCCTACAACACGGATAGTATCGTCAAGAGTGAACATATTGGTATCGCTTACAGGCAAAGAGGTACTTGCACCGCTACTCATAGCATCTACCTGCTTCGTTGTAGTACACTTAATCTCTCGTGTTCCTACGGAGTAGTACTTAACCTCAAATGAGTCGCAAGAACTTGACTTAGCATAACGGCTAATCTGGTCTACAGGAGTAGCCATTGGTCGAATTTTAACGATGCGCTGGTCTACATCGCTCATGTAGAAGTTACCATCACCGTCTGTGCGCCCCTGTGTTTCGGTAGCAATACCTGCGGTGGTCTGTTTACTTCCATCTCCCTCAGCTCCTGCGCTGGTCTTTCCTGCATCGGGAAGTGCAGAGGCATCAGCCATAAGCACACCATTTGATGCACCCGTCACAAATGCCAACACCGTCAGCATAATGCGATAAAGAAAACTTGAACTTTTTCGTAATGTTTTCATTGCTTTTGTTATTATGAAATTTATATATGAGTGATATTTGTTATCGGTTATAGGCTTTTCGTTTCTCACCTCCTCGTTCCCAAATAGTTTGATTACCATCGTACCGTCCAATAGCTCCAAGGTCTGGAAGTGGCTTCTGTGCCTTCCCACCTCCATTCTTTCCATTGAGATTGGCAGTACCATCATTTCGTGAGGACTTTTTCAACTTCTCCTCAATCTTTGCGTTTCGTCCTCTTACCTCGCCCTCGTGTGCAGCTTCTTCGACGTTGGCATCATGGTTAATAGCTTTTGATGCCATCTCTATACTCTCACGTGAAAATTTGCCGAGTATACCATCTTTCATAATGTTTATAAGGAACTCCATAATTTGGTCTACCTCTTCATCGCTCCAGCCTTTATCTTCTTGAATTGCAGTAATGGTATCGTAAGTTTCGGAGATATTTTTTTGATATTGTTCATCAAAGTCTTTCTCCTTAGCAACTCGCTCAGCATATTCTTTACTTGCCTTTGCAACTTCTTCTTGCTTTGCAGGGTCTTGAAGCTCCTCTACAAAGTCTTCTCCAAACATACGTACCAATTCAATGGCAGGATTACCACCCTTACGCCAATTGGTAAGGAATGCTGCACTACGAGGGTCGCTCGTAAATAGGTCGGAAAAAGCCTTTTCTCTTTCCTTATACCCTGCTACCTCTTTGTCATAATTATCGTAATCGTCATTGATTTGACTAAATAAAGTCTCATCATCATCAAATTGTCGGTCAGGATATTTATTTTTCATCCTTTCCGAAAACTTGTCTCGATTACTTCTAACTGTTGTACTATCAGCCATAATCTTTTATGATTTTATATTTTGATGATTGTTTTACTGCAAATATACATTGTAAAATATTAGTTTTAGGTATAAGTATTATTGTTTTTATTAGTAACTTTGAAACGTAGATAAGGTAAATATGAAGAAACGAGGTTCTTTAATGGAGCATTCTCAAGAGCGCATCGAAAGCATAATGCGCATCTATGATGAATATATTTCATCATGTGAATACATCGACACCTCTTATATTTGTAAACATATAGCTAATATACCTGCACCACGTTTTTGGGTGTCAAGTATATGGGCAAGCAAGATGATGTATGCAATGTTTAAGGGATCCCAGCTTAAAAATATGTTACCGTCTAAAAGAGAAATGTTTCAAGAGATATTCAGACGAGTTAAGACTTTGCGAAAGCTGCACCCTTCTTGGACAATAAAAAAATGTTGTGAGATTGTTGTAGAACAACCTGCTCCGAAATTTTATCTTACAGCAGAAAGTATAGGAGTAATGATATGCAAGGAAAAGAAAAGACGTTTCGAAGAAAGAAAGAAAAGGCTACGTCATTGCTTTTAGCATTTGCAGTTATTGTACTTTCTTTAATAGGTTCCTCTAATTGGTACTCAATTGGTATCTATGCAGGAGGCTCGTGGATAGGGAGATTACTCTACCCTTTTTTTCATGCCAGTGTGGTACATGCCTCACTTAATGCTTGGTGTTTTATATGCCTGATGTTTATCTATGACATAAAACTTACGAGGGTATTCGTAGCGTATATTGTATCTGTAAGTTTTCCTATTGACACTTTGTCATCCTTTATATCATTTCCACCTTTGCCAACGGTAGGTATGTCAGGTATTGTATTTTTTCTATTTGGCTCTATCTCCTTTGAAGTAAGAAAGAAACTATACTACCAGTCGTGGATGCTGTTTTATCTTATTGTTGGTTTCTTCTTCCCCAATACTAATGCTTGGTTACATCTGTATTGTTATTTGTGTGGGGTCGTGTTTTCACTTCTTAACTATCCTATAACAATATGCAGAAAGAAGTAGTGAGCATACTAAAAGAGAACAACAAGCGCAATGCCGATGTCTATCAGTGGTTCGACCCTATCAGTGGTATTGGCTCTATAGGGAAACGTACAGAAGTACATATTGACGATTTCCCATTAGAGACACAATATCTACCAGTCGAAATGCTTAATCTTCCATTGGTTAAATTACTGATGAAATGCGGAAGCATCAAACATTTTCTAACTATTGAACTGGCGGTAGAGTATAGCGAAGAAGACCGTCTGAAAGTTATAGAACAATTCGTGCGCCTACGATGCAGGTATGATTTTGCATTTTGGGCTGCTATGTATGTGTACATCAAGAACAAGGGCGGTGGAGATGATGTCCTATTTCGCCTGACACGTCCGCAGAGAAAGTTTGTAGAACGTCTTGAAGCACTTCGTAAAGCCAACAAACCTATACGAATAGTGTTGTTAAAGGCTCGCCAATGGGGTGGTTCAACAACTTCACAGCTGTATATGGCATGGTTACAACTCATTCATAAAGTCGGACTTAATTCTCTTATCATTGCTCATCAAGGTGCAGGTTCTGATGAAATCAAGGATATGTTCGATCGTATGATTAAGGCTTACCCTATATCTATGCTCTATAAGCTGGGAGAAACATACAATGAGAACGAGTCTAAACTGGTAGGTGTAGGACATTCAGGGTCTATCCATCGTGTACCACAACGTAATTGTAAGATAAAGATTGGTACTGCTGAACGCCCAGACTCTTGTCGTGGTGGAGATTACAACCTTGTGCATTTGTCCGAGGTTGGACTATGGAAGACTACTGACGGAAAAAAACCTGAAGATATTGTGCGTTCTGCCTGTTCGGGTGTCTTGTTAAAACCCTATACGATGATTGTCTATGAGAGTACGGCTAATGGTACGGGAAACTTCTTCCAACGTGAATACGATGCAGCAAAGCGTGGAACTTCACAGTTTGAAGCTATGTTTGTATCTTGGTTTGATATTGAACAGTATTCTTTGCCATTTGATAATGATGATGAAAAAGCAGACTTCGCTATATGGCTTTGGAAAAATAAAAACAATACAACACCATCTTCTGCACGTGCGGAAAGTGGTAGGTATCTTTGGTGGCTTTGGCAGAAGGGTGCAACATTGGAAGCTATCAATTGGTATGTACAAGAACGTGCGAAGTACAACGAACACGCACCAATGGCTTCTGAATATCCATCTGATGATGTTGAGGCTTTTGTTCATTCAGGTGAACGTGTATTCGATAAGTATAAGGTTGATACTTTCCGAGCTTCATGTAAACCTCCTAAGCTAATTGGTGATGTTTATGCTGATGAAGATGAAGGTAAGAATGCTTTGAAGAACCTGCGCTTTACAGAAGACGCACAAGGGCTTCTGTGGGTATGGGATTTGCCTGAAATAGACGATAAGGAAATTGTAACCAATAGATACGTTACTATTGTTGATATTGGTGGACGTTCTAAAAAAGCAGACTGGTCTGTAATATTGGTAATCGACCGCCTTTTCATGATGGACGGTGGTAGACCGCAAGTAGTAGCGCAGTGGTATGGACATATTGATATGGATATACTTGCATGGAAAGCTGCACAGATAGCTGCGTTCTATGATAACTCCCTGTTGGTAATTGAGAGCAACACGCTTGAAACGCACGACAAGGAGCGTTCTGTTGATGGTGATTTGTCTCACTTTATCCTCAATCAGATTAAAGACGTTTATCCTAACCTCTATGCACGCAAGCAGACGGAAGATGAGATACGAGAGGGTATTCCTCGCAAATACGGCTTCCATACAAATGTAGCTACCAAGCCAATGATTATATCAACGCTTATCAAGGTAGTGCGTGAACATCTATACATAGAACGTGATGAGCGTTGCTTAGATGAATATGTGGTATATGAGAAGAAACAGAACGGTGCATTTGGAGCTATCATAGGCAAGCATGACGACTTATTAATGACACGTGCTATTGGTTTACATATTTGTTTCTACGAAATGCCTATACCAACAATTGTTCTGCGTGTCAATAGAATAATGCCAAAGAAAAAAAAAGCAGTATCTGCTGCCACCATATAAGTTTCATTTATCAAAATTGTTAAACTATGAATGTATTTAAGAAATTCAAAGCCTATCTGCGTTATCGTAAAGCGGTAAATAAAGCTGATGAGGCTCACGAGAAAACAGGCGAGCGTTACTATGTAATGCCCTCATCAAGTAAAAAGAAGACACTCCTAATTATGGATAGGTTCAATTTTCGCAAGCTGAAGCATAAGGGCTACATCACCAGCAAGGCTTTTGTTGCCGACCTCGAAAGAGGGTGCTTCTATGCTACACCTTACAGAAATGGTTCTGCGGAGTTCTCTACTTTAGTTATTGAGTTTAAAAAGCGACAGTATTACGCATGGTATGATGGGAAGATACAGCACAAAGAGTAAGCAAGACATCGATGGTGTTGCTACACTTACGAATGATGCGCTGGCATTAGAGAATATCCGAAAGGGGAAGAATAATAAAGGTAAATAATATAAAAGGCGTAGGAATAAATCTTACGCCTTTTATTGTTATGATGCGATTGCTTGGTGTAATTGGTTTACAGCTTGCATATTTGCTCCCTGCTGCGCCTGTTGCATAATCTCTGGAGATACACCTTGCGGTGTTTGTCCCTGTTGCAACTGTTCTTTCTGAGATTGTATGCTCTGCAACAATTCGTCCGCAAATGGGAAATTACCATGTTCAAGTAACTGCTCCACGCTGATGGCATTTGCTTGCCATAACTGCATCAATACATCATTTGCAAGCTGACGATAAGCAGGAGTTGTTGTGCTTTCTGTTATCGACAGATCAAACTCAACGTCTCTAATCTTCTTTGGGTCGTATTCAATTTGTGCGCTTGTCTTACCAGCAATATTGAATACTCGCTTACCATCATAGAATTGTTGAATATTCTTCACGTCTTTGTAAGCACCATCGACAACGAAATACGAGAAACATTCCAACATATCAAGAAGCGACATTGTAGCGTTTTGAGTTTCTTGGTTGTATTTAGCTGCACTTGTCCCTGCATACCCAGGTTTACCCTGTAATGCTCCATTAACACCTGAAATATCCTCAAAGAATTTGAGCTGCAAATTAAGAAGTTCGGTTATACCTATATTTGTAGAGTTATTAGCTACCTGATGGGGGATTTGACCGCTTTTTGATGGCTTGAAGACAATAACACCATTAAACTCAGCCCAACTCTCTGCAATATCTTCCATGCTTACTCCATCAGGTAAACTATCCTCAGGCATAAGTAATACACCTTTGGCACTGGCACGCATAATCCAGTCGTAAAGAGTGATAAGACGGTTTGTGTATCGCTGCTGGTCTATCACATCTGCCACAAACGAATGTATCTCTCCATCAATAAATGGATATGCCTTGAACACGTACGGATGGCTACCATGTTCAAAAGGAGTTTCTCCTTCTTTCAGAATATCACCGAATGGAGAAAGGTAGTAGAAATACCAATAATCGTCCATAAACCAAGTAGCTTTGATAAGTGGTACTTCTTCTTCTGGCATTCCTGTAGCCTCAGCCATTTGCATACGCTGTGCATTGACCAAAGTAACCTCTTTCTCAAAATCTTCTTCCTCTATCTTGTATATATCGCCATTTTGATAATCATGACATCGGTAGCGAGGTTTTTGTTCTTTGCGCCATACTTCGATTACTCTACATCGACCAGGCTCACTTGTAAAGAGGAAATCGTAATTATTAAGCCTGCTGTAACCAAAACGTTTTGCATAATTAGCAAGAAATTCTTTGCGTGCTGCCCATTTGTAAATATCTTTTAGCTTTTGATAGTCTTCTGTAGACTCGGCAAACTGCTCACACAATTGTCCAAAGCTCACATCGTGAACCTCTCCTAAACAACTAACATCCCAACCTCTGAAATCTCTCATGTTGTTATCTATGAAGAAATTGTTTGGCTGAACATAGTCCGTCCAACAATCTTCCTTACCATTGCGCCAGCCATAACTCTTACGATGTACAATAAAGCCTGATATAAGAAACTCTTCCATAGTACGTGCAAAGACTTCACTCATTCGATTAAGCTGCATATTGCATTGTAAAATGGTAGACATTGTTTCTCCCAGTTTCTGTTCGTCTCTGTCCCGTGCGGTGCAAGTCGGCTCTTTCGACTGGGAACGGTAAACCCCCAACACATTACGCACAAGCCTACGAATAAGATTGTTTTTTAGAGGAACATTACCTTGCTGCTTGATATATTCTTCCTCTGTCATAGATTTACCATCTACACATATCATATCGTCCCATTGGCTTCCGTATGTATAACGCTTGTTACGTTGTCTATCCTTTCGGAATTGCTCCATTTGGTTCCAGTAATGCTGCGCTTCCATAAGAATATCAAAAGCCCTACGACTGCCAAAGTTATGCGAACGAAAAGAAACTGTATCCATTTCTTCTCTATCTGCCTTTGGTGCAATCTGGCTCATCGGTAGTAATTTTTCTTTTTTCTTTGTAACTGTATGCATATCTTCTTGTTTTCGGTGGCACAAATCTAATTAAAATATGTGCCACCGTGGGTTTAACTATTTACGTGTAGCATTCATCTCCTCAATCATCTGCTTTTTTAATGCAGTGAGTTCGTTCTCGATAACCTTACGTTCATCATCGTCTGTCGCTTCTTTCATTTCATCATAGAGACCGTCAATCTCTTTGTTATAGTCCTCGAAAATCTCATAGCGTGCATATTCAGGAGAGTTATAGAGAAAATCAATCTTCTCGGCATAGTCAAAAACACCATTGTCTGTGTCTTTTTCGTAATGCTTTATCCGTGCCTTTAGCTTGTCATGTTCCTCTTTTGCTCGGTAGTACTCATTGTTAATGGCACGCGACTCTGTGCGCTCATCTCCATTCTTCAAAATTCTATTGAGTAGCAAGAAACTTCTTGGGTCGTATTCTCTTTGCCCTGCAATAGTCTCTGCACTCTTAGTAAGTTTGTCAATGGTATTAGAGACACCACCGAAATAACCATTAAGAATGTATTCTACCTTTGCAGGATTGATGTCAATCGCCCCCTTTGTGTAAGCATCGCCTTTAGTTACCTCATTCAAAGTCTTAGATATTCCAACAAGGTATTTGTTAGCACTCTTGTAAGCCTTTGTCCATTCAGGCATATCCTTATTATAAGGAGTGGCTTTATAGAGAGGCATACCCGTCCAACTCTTATTGGTATAAACTTCAGCAAAAGGTTTTACTGCACTTGGTATAAACGCTTTCAAACCTCCTTCACCCTCTAAGAAATCTATAGGAAGAATCTGTGTAACCTGACCAGCAATGGCTCTGCCTAATTCTGTACCTGTGAAATGTTCCTTACCACTCATTGCGCTAACCATTAACTCGCCCATACCATATATAGCACGGTATTCTGTAGGTAATGGTATAGATACCCATTGGTCGCCAGCCTTAAACAAGATATTGCTACGTCTTACATATTCAGGTAAGTTCCAATAACTATTCTTGTTGTCATCGTCGCCGTCTCCCATACCCATTCCTGCTACCAAAGCACCGAGTATGAACATCGTTGCTGCTGCCGTAAATGCTTTTGCAGGGTGTTTCTTAAATTGTCTGCCAAAGTTTGTTGTTCCTTGTATGGCTGCATTCCAGAATACAAAGCCACTACGTCCAAATCCTGAAAGGAAAGCACTTGTATTGCCAAGTTTCGTCTGACCAACTGCTCTCATAAACTTTGCGCCACTGCCTTTCTTATTGAAATTCACAGAGATTTCCTTTGCATCATAGATAGAACGGTCAATTGTTCTTCCCATTTCTCGTGATGTGAGGAATGCTGCAAAACGTGCGCTGTTCTCAACTGCACGGTTGTACTCATCAAGTCTTTCACCAAATAAATTGATAGCCTTTTCTATACCAAGTTTTCCATTAGCACGCTTCAATTCTCTACGGATATCGTTCTTATGCTGTTCAATATCTCGTATATTGGCATAGCCTGTTTCGCCACCATTCATCATGAATTGATAGAATGAACGTTCGAGGTCGTTATCCATATTGAGCTTACCGTTTCTATGCTTGGTAAGAAGTATCTTTATCTGTACAGGATTGCATCTTCCAATGTTACGATGGAATCGCAACGCATAGTTTGGACTCTCCTTTACCCATACCATTGAGTTAGCATAAAGCATATCTCGAATGAAGTTCGACACAACAAAATCAGGGTTACGTGTTGTATAGAATGCGCTCAACTGTCTATTTACCATTTCACCAACTTTAAGAATAGCACCGATATAACCTGAATTGTCATTATCAGGATTAGTTTGTCCGTTAAGGGCTTGTGCTGCTCTTGGGTTGCCGTTAATAGTCAAGACATAATTTCTACCACCACGTTTAACAAGAACCTGATGCTGCTTCAAATCCCTACTTTCTACGACACGATACGGTACATTGATGGTATCCTTGCCATGCTTATACTTTTCGGGGTCTTGCTCTGCGAGTTCTTCCATACGTGCCTCAAAGTCTTGCAGCTTCTTTTCAACATCATCTGCTGAGTCTGTGTCTTCTATGTTATCAGGGAAGACTGGTTTCCACTCATCGGTTACATCGTCATGTTTCAACCATAAATCACTCACACTAACAAGGTCGCTTGGGTGGTTAAGAGCAAAGTTTAAGAATTTCTGCTTTACCAGTTTATTCCTATTACCTTGTGTTATCGCACTTTCTGCCATACTTTGTATGTTTGCAAATGGGTCATCTGCTTTTGAAGTACGACCCTTTGCAACCTTAATCGGAGCATTAAAAGCACTTTGACGATGAGTAAGGTATGCGTATGCTTCGCTACTTGTCTTTTCATCAAAGCCACGAAGTGGAATATAGAACTGATACATACTCTTTATTTTGTCGTATGTGTCCTTATTCATCATACCGCACTCATAACTTTTTGATAGAGTGGCATTCGTAACATCGTTTACCTTTTTCCATAACGCTGTTGTATCATTGTTCTGCTCGTAATCTGCAACCATTCTTCCAGCCTCCGCTTCAGCGTCTTCCACTGTATCTGTTCCGGTCAAGGCAGTGAGACCTGCATAATCACGTTCACGAGCATCTGCAAGATAATCATCAAAACTTTTTGTACTATTAGGGTGTGCCTGTTCATTTGCTTTGAATGCCTCAGTAGCATCACGTTCCGCCATAACTTGATTACGCTCCAAACCATGTTTTGCCATCATATAATCAACGAGTTCGGTGCGCTGCTTATCATTTTTAGCAAGTTTGGCAACTTCGTCAAGCATCGGTTGAAATACAAGGTGTGCAAAAGCATCTGCCTCAGCCTTATTGACAGAAGATAATCTATTTTCTCCTAAATAGGCATTCTCAAAACCTGCTATATCTGCAATATCCGTTTTCTTACCCTCGCCTTTTATAATAGCATCCATAGCCTCTTTAAGTCCAAGCATACTATCTTGTATAGCTTCCTGCGTTTGGAACATAGCTCTACTGACACGCTGCTCGTAAATATCACGAGCCTCAACTCTACCCTCTCCCTCACGTAACAAAACATCATCTTCCTCAACATTTTCTTCCGAAACGCTTGGGTTCTCAAAATCTTTCACTATCTTTGCTACAGAATTAAGGACTTGATTGTCTATTTCCTGTTGAGCATAATGTGATACTGAGGAGAGCCAATTAAGCCCTTTTTCTTTGTCTACCCATTGTAGGCTGCCATTTTCTACAATAGGATAAATGACATCACGTTCGTTACGTCCATGAATAGAACGTATATCATTAACCTCTAAGAACTCTTTGCCGTCTTGTATAGTCTTGTTCAACTCAATTGCTACACAGATATTTTTTCCATTGCGGTCTTTCATTTCTGTGAGTACACCTAAATTATTATCTGCACGTTTAAATACAAAAATAGGTGCTGACAAATGTTGTGGTAGATTATGTAAAGCACTTAAATCAACATCGTGTTTCTTTACGCTTGCCTTGGTTAAAATACGCTGGCGCATGACAATAGGTAGGTTTGGTAAGAAGTCAATCATTATTCCTTGTGGTAAGCCTAAATGCAACATTTCGTTGGTCGCCATATTCCCATTTAGATAGCGTTCAAGTTCTATGTTGAAGGCTTTATTTACCTGGTCCGACCTGTCCGACTTGTCCGCTTCTTGCTCTGCATAATTACCAACCTTCAACTCATACTGCTTTGCCACATCTTCTGCTTCTCCTAAGATACTGCGGTATCTTCCTGGCTCTTTTAGGTTCTGATAGCTGCGCCAAAGGATATAGCGAAGTTCGTTATCACTCAACTCGCCACCTTGCCAGTTTTCAAAACCAATAGAGTGGAGCAGCTTCATAAACAGTTGTTTTATCTTTGTCCAGAAACTATAAGGCATGCGCTCAAAGTCGGTTTGCTCTGCAAGTGATGCAAGGTATTCTTCTATCGCTGTGCGGAAGTCCCAGCCATTCTTGGTTGCAAGTTTTACAATTTCACGTCTAATCTCAGGCTCTGCTTTTTGATAAACATTATCAAGGAATGTATCGAAATGGTCGCCAAAGAGTTTGCGCAAGCCATAATGTGCTACTGCTTCGTGCAATAAAGTTTTCTCTACATCTGCTATATTGGCATGATTAGGGATAACTATAGTTATCTTACCTGTACTCTTTGAGTAGAAACCTTTAGCGTTTGCACGCTTACCGTCTAACTGGCTGGCATCTGTAATCACTTCTACATTGTCAAGATGTAATATGTCTGCAAGCTCCCCTACACGATTAGTCATTCTACTACGTTCACGTTCGGCAAATGCTGCACGTTGCTTGGCTGTACGGTTAGACTTACCCAGCATTTTTACCCAAGGGTCGTTGATGAAACTCAACTCATAATCAGTTAATGTTCCCTGACCATCACGCATAAGGTCTTCTTCGTCTTCTGATGCTTCAGAAAGAGTAGAAACAGCCTCAACATCTTTATCCATTTCGGCATACTTCTTTTCTTTTTCCTCCATCTCCTGCTTCATCAGCTCGGTGTATTCCTCGTATTTCGCCTTAGCTTCTTCAAGTTCTTTTTCAAACTCAAAAGGCTTACCCTCTCTTGCTTGCATCTGCTTAAGTTCGGATTTATGGCGAGCTATGTTCTGCTCTGCATATCCAACGATATTCTCGAAATCATTACCATTAATAACATTTTTGGTAATATCCTCAATAGCATTGCGAAGCAAGCCACTCTTTACAGGTACATCTGTAAGACCTAATTCCTTTTGAGAATAAAACATCTTACGTGTAGCCTTACTAAATAGATTGATGCCCTGCGATATAGTTTCCTTAGCAACTTCTGTGCGTACAACAAAATCTAAGCCGTCAATATTTACATTGAGGCTACTCGTGTATGAGGCATTTGCACTATCCTTAACCTTTTCGCTCTCGTCTTTGACCTTTTTGTTATGCTCCTTTATAAAGTCTGCCATAGCTTCTACGCTGTCAAACTTCTGTTTGCCAATGGTTATAATCTTGAACTTACCATCAGGATAAGTTTTGCGAACAAGAGAAAGGTTCTTTTCATTTGTGTCCTTACGCTCCTGCTCCTGCTTTATCTGACCGTTAAGACGTGGTTTTGCGTTATGGATATACGTTTGGTCGGCTTCCCACTGACGCTTTCTGCTCTCAAACTTACGGACATTCTTCTCGGCTTGATTTTTCAGCATAGCATACTCGCTTCCTGAAAGTTGTGCTACGGTGTCTCCAAAAGCATCTTCTTCCTCTTCGAGAATACGGTTCTCCATACTGTTTGACATAAGCTGCTTGCCGTTCATAATACTGTCTGCAATAGCACCTTTAGTTTTCAAACGCTGATATGCAGTAACATCAAGACTGTCTTCAACGCCAAAACGAAGCACACGTACAGGCTTATTCATTTCCTTGTGAATATTGCCTTGTCTTAGAATACGTCCGTTACGCTGTGTGTAGTCCATAGGTCGGTTTGGTGCATCAAGATGTATAAGTGTATGCAAGCGTTCCTGAATGTTCACACCAGTACCGAGGGTGAATGTACTACCCATGATAACACGAACCTCCCCACGATTTACCTTGTCAAAGATTTCAAGTTTCTTCTTCACAGTCATTCCCGACTTCATTACAACAATCTGCTTCTCTGGAACACCTGCCTTGATAAGTTTCTCTCTAACATCTTCGTATAGATTGAAACCGCTCGCTTTGTTCTGATAGTTATCTGCAAAGATAGCAATAGTACCCTTATAGTCTGCCGTTTCTTTCAGAGTACGCAATGTTTGGCGCACAGCCTCATTGGTTTTGCTGTTAGCATCATCTTCTGCACTTGCATCAACCAAACGGGCATCCACGGCTGCTGCTTTGGCAATACCATACATAGTAAGTGGAATATGAGAATTCTCTTTCTTCTCCTTGCCACTCATATTGTCGTACTTTTCAAGCTCGCCCTTTACAAACTTCATGATACCACGTAAAGCCTTTGTCTGTGGCAGATAAAGGTCTTGTGCCTTTCCTGTCTCCATTTCAGGTATCTTATCGCTCACACCTCCTGCATCCTTTGTGCGAACAGTATCAGACACACTTGACCAAATACGCACGAGTTCAGGCAAGTCAATGTAACCTGCAAAACGGTTATTCTCTTTGAATTTGCCACTGGTGGTAAATTCCAACATCTGTTGGATATTACCGAAGTTGCGCACGAAGTCATCAAAGTAGTAGATACCATAGTCTTTCATTGTGTCGGCTGGCATCAGATAACGCATGAAAGTCCATATCTCTGCTGCTGTATTACTGATAGGAGTACCAGTAGCAAAGATAACATTACGTCCATAGTTCTTTTGCAATACGGCTTGTGTCTTCAAATAAACACCTTGCGACTTCTTTGAATACGATGGGTCTACACCCTTAACGCCACGCTGCATAGCTGTAGCAAATCCGAGGTGCTTGTATTCGTGAGCCTCATCAACGAGTAGGGCGTCAATACCCATATCGTCAAAGTTTTCCGTATCGTCTGTTCTTCGGTCGAGCATTTCACGTGCCTTTACCTCTGTATTCTGCTTAGTAACTGCACGCTTCTTCTCATCTTTTGCTGTACGCTTATCTGCGAGTTGTCCAGAGATAGATGCAAGCTCGTCTTCCAACTGTTGGATTTCTTTTTCTGCCTGTCGAGTAATAGGGTTGCGCTCTGAGTCATCAGCTTCTTTCATTTTTTCAAGAACAAGCATCTTCTCCTCTATCTTGTCTTTAATGAAAGCCATCTGACGCTCTTCGCTATCAGGAATAAACTCAAAGGTGGATTGAGGAACGACTATCATATCCCAATCGTTGTAACGTATCTTGGCATAGAAATTCTTTCTACCCTCTGCGCTACGGTCGCTATCCTCCAATGTGAGTATCTTTGCATTAGGATATAATTGCTTTGCACTGGCAACAAACTGACCAACGGTAGCATTCTGTACTACAATCATAGGCTTATGGGCTGTTCCCAGTCTGCGCATTTCCATTGCCGTTGAAATGAGAGTAAAGGTCTTACCTGTTCCTACCTCATGGGCAAGCATCAAAGGTTGCATAGTGCCACGTACTACCGCCTTTGCCTGATGAGGGCGAAGGGTAATACTGTGTGTTGCACCTCCAAAATGTTCTGGGATATATTCAGAAGGAATATCAACAGGGACATAATTATTGAAGAGGTCGTTGTAAACGGCTTCCATTCTTTCGGACATTGCAGGGTCGCTCTGCATCTTATTTCTTGCCCAATCCTTGAAGTCCTGACGGATTTCATCAATCTTAGATGCACAAGCCTGTGTAGCCTCCTTGTCTGTTATAGTCTCTTTGGAACCATCGTAATGTTTTTGTACCCTTGAAACTGAAATGGTCTTATTTTGGATAGCAGCCTCGATTAGCTTATGCCCATAAATATACTCATTGAATACCTCACTATGGACACCACTCGTACGGTTTTTATCATTGTTCAACCCCCAATCAGGTGCTTTCATGAACCATGTACCACCTGCTGCCGTAAACTTAACGTCAATACCAGTCTTCTCCTTTACATATTCGTCATAAAGTTCAGAAGCAATCCATGATGAACCGAGGTTAAATTCAATGAGGTGTGCAGGGATGCTGTTAGGAACGACCTCTTTAAGAGCCTTTATATTGCCATTATAAGTTCCATTTTCATTATTAGCCTCTGCCTGTTTCAATTTTTCTCTGACATTACCGCTAAGATATTGATAAGAAACGACTACCTGTTTGCACGTTGGGTCTTCAAAGCCTAAGCCACTGCTAATGATTTCCTTTTTCACATCGTCCTCACTCATGCTAAGTTGTGTACTGATATAAGGGATATCAATCTTGCCTGTCTTATAAATGCTAACAATAATACCGTCTTTTACGTTCTTAGGTTGAGGCTCAACGTCTTTCTCTATAACACGTTTGCTGAACACATCTGTCTTAATGAATTTCTGCACATGTTTTCCATCCTTGTCTCCTGTTTCCTCATATCTTTCAAGTGAGAATACATTAGGATAATCAATATCATTGCGCAAGAAAGCAATAGAAACATTCTTGTTAAGGTGTCCGTAAGTATTAACAAAGTCATCATAAGCCTTGTTGAGTTCGTCAAGTAAAGGCTGTAACCCCTTATCGTCTTCATTCTCTGACTGATAATGCAATACATCATCTAAGGCTTTTTTAATAGCAGTATAAGCCTTAAAGCATTCTTCCTTTGTGTGTCCTTTTACCTTATTTGTATTCAAATTAAGTGGAACGGCTTGTCCCAGTTGAGCAACACAAAGCTTACCGTCCTTGTTGATAAGCATGCTTCCCTCCTTGACATCATCGCCAAGCTCTTCATATACTACATTGACAGGCATTTCCTCTTTCTTTACCTGTGCTTCATCTTTCATGTGAGCAAAAGAGTTCACGAAATCTTGCAACATCTTCTCTTGTTGCTTATCACTCGTTGGATAAAGTCCTTTTGAGGTAGCACGATAGGTATCGCCATGCTCGAAAGCAAACTCCATCTTACCTGCCATCATTTCAGGGTGTTCAATGAAATACTTATTGTAATCCATTGACAAGTGTTTGATAACAGAAACATACGTGCCTTTTATCTTCTTTTCTTCCCCAGTATTATAATCAACGCTGCGCTCACCTGTTACAGTGCTAACATCAATAGCATTAGGAGAAACCTTTCCACCTACACGCTTTCTGATAACAATAATATCAGATGTTACACCAGTACCACCAAATGTTTTATTGTTGAGTCGGAATGCCCCGATAACATCTGCCTTACCATCGCTAACCAGCCAATCACGCAACTTCTGTGAGTTATCAAGTGTACCGTTTGAAGATATAAAGATGCCGATACCGCCCTCACGCAATTTGCGTACATTCTTTGCAATACAGAAATCATGAATGTTGTGAAACTTCTTTGACAGGTCGCTATCTCCTGTTGTGTCATTCACACGAAGCCCTGTTACAAAAGGCACATTGGTAATAGCTAAATCTACACTACCATTTGGTACTCGTGTTTTTTCAAAGCCCTGTATCTCAACATTAGCTTCAGGATACAGAAGTGATAAGATATTGCCAGACGTGCCGTCAATCTCTACGGCTTGTATATGGCTATTATCGCTAATCTCCATAGGCATTTGCCCTATTATATTACCGATACCTGCCGAACCCTCTAAAACATTGCCTCCCTTAAATCCAAGTTGTTTTGCTACGTCCCATAACGTATCAATAACGTATGCTGGTGTATAATAAGCACTATTGGCACTCATTACGGCTTGCTCGTATGCTTCTGCACCTAACATTTGTTGTAGTTTGAGAGAAATAGGTGTACCTATAGAGAAAGCTTTTCCAAGACCACCCCAACCACTAAACTTTCTAAGCACACGCATTTTTTCGGGAGTTGCTTTTTCACCACTCTCGACAAGGTCGTTAGCTAACTCAATAGCCTTGATGTTAGCTTCTATACGTGCATCAACGGATGTAGGCGCATAGTCTACACCACGCTCAGCATGATTATTAGAAACGTTTAATCTCGATAAGCGTCCAGTGGGTCGTCCAGTGCTGCTGAGTACTTCTGCATTTCCGCTCTGTACTCCGCTATCTCCTTGTCGCTCAGTCCTGCGTTCTGTAGGATTTGCGTCCAGTTGTCCCGGTTCAGCTGTCCTGCGCCCAGAAGATTCTCGTGGCGAAACTCCATCATCGCTTTTTCTATTCTCTCTTCGAGTTCTTTGGTTATCTTCATTGTCTTGTGATTTTGGTTCGCTTTGTGAGAACAAATCTCCGAAAAGGTCATTCTCTACCTGCGAAGATACATTATTTTTCTTTTGGTTGCCACTTTTTGGCTGATTTTCTTTCTGTGGAAGCTCCTTTTCCTCTTTTGTAGAAGTAATAGGCTGAATGTCTTCCCATTCTACCAGCTCATACATTACAGGTGTTAAACCAGTATCAAGGACAGGTTTACCTCTATCAATGTCATAAATGGTTGCTGGCTCGCCCTTATACATAACCTTATCGCCTACCTTAAAACCATTGATGTCTGTGGTAGTTTTATCTTCCTCTATAGGTTCAGCATGGCTTGCAATAATTTCTGTATCTGCTGCTCTTTGCTCATTTTCTTCATTGTTTTCTATGTTTAATGTTTGGTTATTATTTTCATTAGTGAATACATTTTTCGCAAAAGAATGTGCCTCTTCGGGTGTGGTGAAAACAAAACCATTAACCCCACGGAACGAAGAGTAGTAACCATTATTCTCTTTAGCTTCTCTCTTCTGTCCCATGAAAACATTACGGTCTACATGCTCTTTTCCACGTACAACCCAAATATCAACATCTTTCTTGTTGTTGTGCTGCTTAGTGATAGAGTACACATCGTTATCAACATCGCCAGTCTCTGTTGTCTGTTTGGCTTCCTCCTGTGCGTTATGCTCAACAGTAGCCTCATTACTAACCTGCTCTGCGGTATCGAATACAGTAGGCTTTACCTCTTCGCCATCATTACCGATAGTAGCTACATCAAAGGCACTAACATCACTATAAGAGGTCATTTCCTTAGATAGTTCTGTCATCTCTGGTAAATCTCTTGCACCGTTGTAGAATGCTTTGAGATATGGACGAATTGCGTCTCCAAGGTCAGAAATCATTTCCTTTGCATAGGCTCCAAAGGCACGTGCGCCATTCTCTATATGATACACTGCCATTTCTGCACCGATAGCCAACATCTCAGGGTCTACACCTAAATTAAGCTGACCCAACTTAGAACGCATACGCTTCTTTAGCTCTTCGTAGCGTTCATTAGATACAAGACGCTTGCCGCCTTTATCCTCAATAGGATGCTGTACATTAACATCCCCCTCTGTTTTAACAGAAGTATATTCTGCAAACGCTTTTGTCTTGCGTTTACTGCTATCAATCCACTTCTTGAATTCTTCCTTGCTAACTTCTGTAATGTTGCCCAAGCCTTGCCATCCCTCTTCATAATTAGAAAGGTATGCTTTCCTTGCGCTCTCCATGTCAGAGAATCCGTACATTACCTTATGTTCATCGAAAGAACCATCTTTATTTACTTGGTCTACAACAAAGACGTTACCCTCTGTTGGGTTATCTGACAAGAAGATGTCGATATGATCACCATCAACACTTTCCGTACCTCGAATGTATCCGTAGGTGTTATGCATCTCGGTTTCCCATTCCTTGCCATTTGCGTCCTTACCACGACGAACACTACCCTTAGGCTGTTCAATAGTGACATTGAAACCATCTACCTTGATATGACCTTTCTTGTAGTTGCCAGCTTCTTTCTGTGCTTCAGTCGGATTGGTATCAACCTTTGCTTCCTCCTTTTTGCGTGTACGTTTTGCCTTATCTTCTGCTGCAACACGTTCAGCCATTG